GAAAAACTGGCGCTGTATGTGGGTAGTCTGTGCGCCATTTTTACGGCGGCGGTGAATTTCTGGTACCGGCGCAAAACCTTTCGTTACCTGACCGAAATGGGAATCGACAAAGGGGTGACCCGTGAGCTCAATCGTTAAACGTTGCAGTGTGGCCGCAGTGCTGGCGCTGGCGGCACTGATGCCTGATTTTCGTCTGCTGAATACCTCGCCTGATGGTCTGGCGCTGATTGCCGACCTCGAAGGGTGTCGCCTGACACCTTACCAGTGCAGCGCGGGCGTGTGGACGTCAGGCATCGGCCACACTGCCGGGGTGGTACCGAAACGCGATATCACCGAGCGCGAAGCGGCGGCAAATCTGGTCGCCGACGTGCTGAATACCGAGCGCCGTCTCGCGGTCTGCGTGCCGGTCACCATGCCGCAGCCGGTTTACGACGCGCTGGTCAGTTTCTCTTTTAACGTCGGCACCGGAGCGGCCTGTCGTTCGACGCTGGTCTCATATCTCAAGCGCCAGCAATGGTGGCAGGCATGCGACCAGCTTATCCGCTGGGTGTACGTCAAAGGGGCGCGCAGTACCGGCCTCGAAAATCGCCGGCAGCGTGAGCGCGCTTACTGCCTGCAGGGGGTGAAATGAAAGTATTAGTCGTGCTGTTAGTGCTGGCTGTGCTCGGGCTGCTGTGGTTGCGCCATGAGAACGGCAATTTATCCCGCTCCTTTGAGGCGGCAAATCGCATCGCGAGCGAGCAAAAGACGACGATTGGCATGCTGAAAAATCAGCTCAGTGTTGCAGGTCAGCTCGGCCGACGTAATGAATCCGCGCAGGTGGCACTGCGCGAACAGCTCGCAAAGGCAAGCGAGGAAGCCAGCCGCCGTGAGCAGATGATAACGAGGTTACTTAATGAAAATGAAGCCTTTCGCCGCTGGTATAACGCTGCTCTGCCTGATGTTATGCGTCGGCTGCACACCCGCGCCGCCTGCGCCAGCGCCGATGATTGTGGTCAGCGGATGCCCGAGAGTGAGCCTTTGCCCGATGCCGGGAAGTGACCCGAAAACCAATGGTGACCTGAGCGCGGATATCCGCCGCCTTGAGGGCGCGCTGACCGCCTGCGCGCTGCAGGTCAAAACCGTCAAACACTGTCAGGATGAACTTGATGCAGAAGCACAAAAGCCTGCGCAAAGCGCTGATTAACGCCGTGCCGCAGCTCCGAAACAACCCCGATATGCTGCGCCTGTTTGCCGACAACGGGCATACCGATTCCCGACTAGCGAGCTCGTTGTCGTTTGAAAAGGTGTACGTGCTTAACGTGGTGGTGACCGACTTCACCGGCGACCTCGATTTGATATTCGTGCCGGTGCAGGCGTGGCTGCGTGAGCATCAGCCGGACATCATGACCACCGACGACGGGCGGGAAAAGGGATTCACCTGGATTATTGATATCAATAACGACGATTCGCTCGATATCAGTATCAGCCTGAGGCTCACCGAGCGCACGCTCGTCAAAGAGGTCTGCGGCGCGCTGCATGTCAGCTATGCCCCTGAGCCGCCACTGCCTGAGCCGGTGACGCGCCCGGTCGAGCTGTACGTTAACGGCGAACTGGTGAGTAAGTGGGATGAGTGAGTTAACCGCGCTGCAGGAACGTCTTGCCGGTCTGATTGCCAGCCTGTCACCAGCGGCACGTCGGCAAATGGCAGCTGAGATTGCAAAAACGCTGCGCACCAGCCAGCAGCAGCGCATCAAGAGCCAACAGGCGCCCGACGGCACCCCGTATGCCGCGAGAAAGCGCCAGCCGGTGCGGAGCAAGAAAGGCCGCATTAAGCGCGAAATGTTCGCAAAACTGCGCACCAGTCGCTTTATGAAAGCCAAAGGCAGCGACAGTACTGCGGTGGTGGAGTTTACCGGCAAGGTGCAGCGCATGGCGCGGGTGCATCAGTACGGCCTCAAAGACCGGCCCAACAAGCACAGCCGGGATGTGCAGTACGAGTCCCGCCCGCTGCTTGGATTCAGTTCGGATGATAACGCATTTATTATTGATACTATTCATGAGTATTTATCAAGGTAATTACAAACCTATCATCTGAGAATAGTAATCCCGGCAGCCTCTGCTTTTTGAATTACATCATCCTGTAGGATAATGTCAGTTTTGTCCGATCTTATGTTCGAGTGGCATATTATAGTCGCGGAATTTAAGCATTCTGGATTGAACTCTGTTGATGGATAATAGAGTTTGGGTTGTATATTAAATCGACTGCAGATGTTAAGTGTCAGTTCTATTAGTGCTGATGTTTGCTCGTCAGACAATGACGCCCAAAATTTGGGGTTTGTTTTTGCGTCTGCACGGTCATTCCACTCATACTTAAAAAATGGACCGTGATAATATGCATTAAACGTTGTCTTCATTTTTCCATTCGATTGCGGGTAAAGGCCTAACTCATTAGCGAGTTCAATACCAATGCTTTGCTGATCGATGCTTTGAAAACCTTTGCCGACATGGTTAGCCCAAAATTCATCATCAAATGTTTTGTATATACTACCATCCCTATCAATTAGCCAAGCAGTTGCAATTGTTCCTTGACTGGCCCAGTGGTCAATGGATGACGTGGCCTTTCCATCTGAAAAGGCTGTTCTTCCCTCCGTTCCATGCCACACAATATATTTTTTGGGGAATGTCTCTGCAAACCAATGAGTATCATCCAGAGGGTAATTTATGACATTCATATTAATGCCTCATGTTAAGTAAAAGTATCAGTTAAGATTGGAAATTGTTTGCTGCATGAGTTTTATTGAATCATTTTCCTTCGTTTTGGCGTCTTTAGCCATTACACCTGCTGCGGTAGATATTAATCCAGCAGTCCTGTATGTCTGAATGTCATGATTTGCTGCTACGAAGCTATACTTTGAAATGTCTTTTTCTGCCATGTTTTTGATTATTCCAGATAAGATGTTATTTCTTTCTGTGTTCATTGTTGATATTAATGAGTTTATTGTTTCATTGTAATAAATATTGTTGTCTATAGCGCTTCTGTAACCAATCAGTGCCGTTGTGATTGCAGATAATATTGTTTTTGTCATTGCGGGGGTGAATGTGGTTGCGGCTAATCCGGTAGATAGAGAAAGCATGTCCGATGCAGTATGCATGCTGGCTTGCTCTGGTGCTATTTCGGAAATGAATTTCACATAATCAATGTCAATTAACATGATTTGAGCTGTAATGAACTCATCTCTTGCTCTACGGCTAAATAAATTGGTCTGAGATTGTATTACTTTGTCACCTAACACTTTAGTTATAGAGTCGAGACTGGCTTTATCATTATATGGAAAACCAATGCTCCCGCCTTTTAAACTTGAGCACCCGCTAAGAATCAATATGGTCAGTATTAAGAGAGCGTAACATGTTAAGCATTTTTTAAATATGCACATGTGTTTCTACTCGACGAAGTTATATACATTCAAATGTAGATGCTTGCCAATGTTTTTCCATTGCCTAATAAAAAATACGAAAGTTGTATGAGCTATGTCACGTTTGCTAAGAGTGGTAGTCGTTAAAGCATTCATGCAGCATAAATAGCATGAACACATTAAACAGCATTCAAGAATTGGCTCGCGCCATTCGCAACCTCATCCGCTCAGGTGTGGTGACTGAGGTTGATACCTTGCAGGGGCTGTGCCGCGTACAAAGCGGCGGGATCCAGACTACATGGCTGAACTGGCTGACCACCCGCGCCGGTCGTTCGCGGACGTGGTGGGCTCCCTCGGTCGGCGAGCAGGTTCTGCTGCTGGCAATCGGTGGCGAGCTTGATACTGCTTTTGTGTTGCCGGGTATTTTCTCCGACGATAACCCCGCCCCGTCTGCCTCGGCGGATGCGTGGCATGTGGTTTTCCCTGATGGTGCGGTCATTGAGTACGAGCCCGAGACCAGTGCGCTGACGGTCAGCGGCATCAAAACGGCCGACGTGACGGCATCGGAGTCCATTACCGCAAACGTGCCGCTGGTACTGGTGAAAGCCTCAACCAGTATCACCCTCGACACCCCGGAGGTGATTTGTACCCACAAGCTAACGACGGAGACGCTTGAGGTGCAAAAGGGCGGCACGATGAAAGGCAACATTGAGCATACCGGCGGGTCACTGTCATCTAATGGCAAGGTGCTCCACACCCATAAACACCCCGGCGACAGCGGCGGGCAAACGGGGGCACCGATATGACGGCGCGTTATGAGGGTATGAACCGAAATACCGGCCTCGGCATCAGCGACACTGAGCATATCAGCCAGAGCATGCGCGATATTCTGCTGACGCCGGTCGGCTCGCGGGTGATGCGTCGTGAATATGGTTCGCTTCTGTCGGCGCTGATTGATATGCCGCAAAACCCGGCGCTCAGGCTGCAAATTATGGTGGCGTGTTATTCGGCTATCCAGAAGTGGGAGCCGCGCATCAGACTTACCGCCATCAGCTTTGAGGCCGGCGACGCTGGCGAAAAGTATGTCGATATTACCGGGATGCGTACCGATACCGGTGCGTCAGTTTCAACCACTGTTTCACTGAGTTAAATCACTATGGCAACTGTTGACCTGAGTCAGTTACCCGTTCCCGATGTGGTTGAGGAACTGGGCTATGAAACCATCCTTGCGGAACGTAAAGCGACGCTGATTTCGCTTTACCCCGAAGAACAGCAGGAGGCCATTACCCGGACGCTCGCGCTTGAGTCAGAGCCGATTGTTAAGCTGCTGCAGGAAAACGCCTACCGTGAGGTTATCTGGCGTCAGCGTGTGAACGAGGCAGCACTGGCGGTGACGCTGGCATATTCCGCCGGTAATGACCTCGACGTCGTGGTCGGAAACAACAATACCGAACGCCTGACCATCACCCCGGAGGACACCACCACCATTCCGCCGACCCCTGCCGTAATGGAGTCCGATACCGACCTGCGCCTGCGCGCACAACAGGCATTTGAGGGATTG